TGACAGTAGCCCTTACCCCCCTTCTTATCTGGGGTGAGAGCTGCGTCAGGGTCATCGGTTCTGCGTGCAGCCTGTGAACGCTCAATCACTCTAGCCATGACATAGGTAGCAGTGGCGTCTTGATAACGTACCGGTACACGAGTCTTAGGCTGCACAATCGACATGCGAACATGTGGCACCCTGTGTGCGTTGAACGGTCTGACTAAGTCTGCGCCACTTGCAATGTGTGGACGCAGGCTGCCTGCGCAATAGTCAAGCAGTTGGCCATTGTCGATGTGGTGTACGTACCCTCGGCCATCCTTATAGTCGCACGCTTCTACGAACAGGACTTGTGCTTGCGAGTTGCGACACTTAATCGTGATGTCACATGTACCCCACCAATCGGTACGCCCGAACATGCCGCCGACATCCACTTTCTTCTCGGCCTCTACCGTAACGTTCGGGTAGATTTTGCTGAGTTCCTTGACGCGGGACTCTACGTAGTCCAGACATATCTGAACCCGAGCACACCGTTCGAGGCCGACCAGCCATCCGCCAAGCATGTCAGGGTGGTTAATCCCAATGATTTGCCCGTCGTATGTGTTAGCTCTGACATTGTTCTCAAGGCACATCTCAAGCAGAAGATGAGAGCCAGTGCCGTCAATGGCAGCAGCTCCCGAGACATCTTCGTAATTGGCTTCCTCTCGAACACTGCCTGCACAGTTAGGCCACCGATGGTTCGATGGTCCTAGCCGAGCATGTGCTGGCTCACCAGTCACTGGCTGGTCCTCTGTAAGGCTTCACGGGTGCGGGGGCAGGTTGCGCAGGTGCTGCTGGTGATTTGGACGTCTTGCAGGAATTAAGCGGCTTTGGGGCAGGTTGCGCAGGTGCTGCTGGTGGGCACGCTGCCATTTGGCGTTTTAGTACCTCAGTGGCAGTTATATCACCACGTTCAAGCAGGCCACGGTGTTGCTCTTCGGCATAGTTACCCTTGATAAAAGTCAACACTGAGCTTAACTTCTCGAACGCATGAACATTGTGGTAGCTATCACGAGCTACTGGAGGAGCAGGGGCAGGAGTACCACCCAGCACTTCAACGATGAAACCGCTTGCACACTTTTTAATTACAAGAGTGTTCGCCATTACATTCCCCTTACAGCGGTGATGAGAGGACCATACTGCTCTTTAGTTAGGGCGTTGACACTGCGCACACCGAACTTACTTTCCATGAGACCGAGGATACTTTGCATCACTTCAGGGTTACCACCGAGTCGGTTGTACTCGGCCACTAGAAGCGTGTTGCATTCTTCAGGTGACGGTACTATCAGACCTGCTGGCTCTGGGGTGGCCGCTGGAGCCGGATTAGGTGCCGCAGGAGCTGGAGCAGTTACCGGAGCAGACGTCGCAGGCGCTGGAGTTGAAGCCGGAGCTGGTGTAGCTGCCACAACTGGTGCAGCTTCCAGCTTTGGGACGGCTACATTGGCACCTGCTTTACTGGCGACTAGTGCTTCAAGTGCTACTGCGATTCTTTCTAAGTTATTTTCAATTGACATCGTATATTTCCTGTTGGTTGTTAAGTTGTTCTGCTGTTACTTTGATTTTAAGACGGTTTTCAATTACTGCTTTTACCATCTCGCGTTGTAGTTCCTGAGGGTCTTTACCCATGGCCTTACATTTCTTTTTGAACTCGGCCTTGTCAGCGGAGTGAACTCTGAAGTCCATCCTGCTATCGAAGGTAGTTGGGCTAGTCACATCACTGTCCTCGGTTGTAGTTAAAGTGGTGGAGCGTATGGGACTACGTAGTTACCCATTCTAGGCATCGGTATCCACCGGTCTACCTAGCGAATTAGACGACTTCAAACGCCCCATAATAGTGAATTGTGTTGCTGATTGACGGGATTCGAACCCGCGCTCCACTTGGATTATTAGTCCAGTGCTCTAACCGCTAAGCTACAATCAGCAACACAATTCACTATCAATAGTAACGAACTGCCCTCTAGTGGGTTAGTGAGGGTTGTCTACGCCTTAACCTTGTTGGACACTGCGCGTCAGGGGCGAGACTTATCGTGTAAACTGTGTCTTTAGTATCATCACTACTGATACTTCAGTTCGCTACTGGGGTCATAGTAGTGTACAAATTACGACGATGTCAACCCTTGTGCAACATTATTTTATGTGCTAGATTCTCAGTCTCAACTAACTAAGAGAGATGTGATGATGAACATTGAACAGAAACTGGAACAGATAGCGATACTGAGCGGGGAGTGTGCCGCGCTACGCAAGCAGGAGATGGAGACTCGTATCAAACAGCATGAACTGGAGCATGAAGTCGCGCTGGAACTGTGCCCATTTACTGAAGGGCAGAAGGTCGTAGATACCATAGGAGGAGAGCAGTTCTTCGTGGGTACTATACGCCATAGGAACATTGAAAAGTGGAGTCCCGAAGGGTACACGTTCAAGGTTCGGAAGATTAAGGGTGACGGCACCCCCTATGTGACCGAGCAGGGCATCTGGGGCAGTGATGTTACTGACTACGAAGCTGTGGTAGAGAACAACGATGTATATTGAAAATGGACCAATATTAGGTCAGGAGTGCGTTTGTCCTGATGGAGTAGGCCGCATTAAAGAAATTAAAGTAGAACCGTGTGGACCTGCGTCGTTAGTGGTGGAGACGTACTTTGAGGATAGAAGTTGTTGCTGGGCTGCACACAATGTGAAGCTGATTCCGATTCACACACTGTAGAATCGTGTTAATCTAACCGGCCAGAAACAAGAAAACCCCTCCGAAGAGGGGCTGACAGGACAACGTAACGATGAAATTACTCAGACAGTGTAAGGTATTTTGATGGGTATGCCAAGTAATAAACAATTTATAGAAACTATCTTCGGAAAAGACGCCCCGTGGTGCCATGTTACTGACTTCACACATGACCCGAGTAACATTCCAAACGGGCTTGAGCATCTGATTGCGTGGAAGGGTGACTACTTTAGCCGGTACACATTCCAGCCTGTCTCGAACCAGTACTTCACCATCTCTACCTTCTTCGCAGACGAGAAGAACGTGGCACGTAGGCGCAAGGCACTGTATCGACAGACGCACTGTATCGTGCTTGATGATGTCAAAGAGAAGCTGGTGCAGTCTGAAGTCGATAAGTTACCTTCGCCAAGCTGGGTGCTGGAGTCGTCCATCGGTTCGGAGCAATGGGGCTACATCCTCAGCCAACCGACTACCGAACGCGCCAAAGTGGAGAACCTGCTCGATGGTCTGATTGCCAATGGTCTTGCGCCTGATGGTCGTGACTCGGGCATGAAGGGTGTGACTCGGTACGTTCGACTGCCTGAAGGCGTCAACAATAAAGCCAAGAAGCTGGTGGATGGTCAACCATTCAAATGCCGAATGCTCGCATGGAACCCATTCAACACGGTGACCCTCGAACAGCTAGCTGCACCACTTAGTGTGGACCTGAACCGTGAGCGTCGTGACACCCGCACTGATGGTGCTGCAGACGTGTCAGACCATCCACTGCTTGAGCTGACTGACATCATACATGTCAAGGAAGTGCGCAGTGACGGTCGCTTCGATGTCACATGCCCATGGGTAGAAGAGCACACCGGTGCTGATGACTCAGGCTCTGCCGTATTCACGAACAGTGACGGCTCGCTCGGGTTCAAGTGCCACCACGGTAACTGCCAAGAAAAGACTGGTAAACATCTGCTGGATTTGGTAGAACTAGAGCACAAAGGTTTCAAAGCACAGTTGTCAACATGGCAAGTGATGCGCAGTTTTGGCGAGATAACAGGGGAAAAAGGGACTCCTTATCCTCATGAAACTCCTGTTATCTCGCCTATTTTACCCGAAGTACCCTTACCCTCTTCAGTGCCCTTACCATCCCCAGTACCATCTCCCGAGGCTCCTCCTCAGGCACCTGTCAACAGTGCGCCAGTAGTGGAAGATGACTATGCTGTGCTGGTGGACATGTTACGCCGTGAGCCTCCTGCCACTGCTCGGTCGAGACAGTTGGCGGGTGAAGTGCTGAAGTCTGTGGACTCGGCTCCTGCTATCGATAAGATGCACGTACAAGAGCAAGTCAGGGACATCATGCGATGGTCCAGAGCTGACTTCAAATCGATACTGTCTGACCTGCGTAGCTCATGGTATGAAGCATCTGCAGCCGAGGTGAACTTCTTTGATGATGTCATCTTCATTGGTGCAGCTAACCAGTTCTTCGACAGACGTAAGCGGATATTCTATACGCCTGAAGCTTATCAGAACTCTTATGCACACTTAGCTCCTGAAGCTCGCAAAGACGCCCTGCAGGGTGGACTGGTGACAAAGGTGGACAAGCTTGACTTCGCACCATTAAAGCCTGCTGTGTTTGTTGAGGACGGTGTGACGTACGGTAACTCATGGCATAATGAGAACTTACCGGTAGGAATTGAAGGGGATGCGTCACCGTGGCTGAACCACTTCGAGACGCTGGGATGGGGCGGTGCAACTCGCAAGCACTTCCTGCAGTGGATGGCGTTTACTATCCTGCACCCTGACCAGAAGATTAACCACATGATAATACTCGGCTCAGGAGAGGGTGCGGGTAAAGACTTTCTACTGGCCCCGCTCACTGAAGCGATGGGCCAACAACAATGCACAATCAACGGCGACGACTTACTGAGTGACTTCAACTCATACATACTGTCCACCAAGTATCTGCACATCAACGAAGCCGAGCTGGGTGACCGTCGTGAAGCGATGACCGTGTCTAACAAGCTGAAGCCTCTCGCCGCCGCTCCTCCTAAGAAGCTGATGCTCAACGAGAAGGGTGTCAAAGGCATAGATGTGCGTAACATCGTGAACACCACCATGACAACTAACAGCCAGTTACCGGTAAGACTGAACGGACCTTCGAGGCGCATGTTCTGCTTGTGGACTGACTTCGACATCCGTGATGCTAACCTAGAAGTGAACCCGCAGTGGTTGAAGTTCTGGGACGAGCACTGGCACTGGATGGAGAACGGTGGCTCTGAAATTTGTATCTGGTATCTGCGCAATTGCGTGGACTTGTCTGACTTCAACGCAGGCGCTCCTCCTCCTATGACTGACTTCTTACGTGACATCATTGAAGCGTCTAAGTCACCCCTTGAGTTGACAGTCGAAGCAGTGGCCAGAGGTGCAGTGGGCGCGATGCAGTATGACCTTGTGACTGCAGATGATATCCATAAGTCGATACATCTGGCAGTGTCTGCAGCACCTGAGATGGTGTACGTAGACCCGACCCGAATCACGCCGCGTACCATCATGACGTGCATTGGTCAGTCGGGTAACTTCATCTCGTTCCGCACGGCACATGGCACCATCTATGCCTTACGCAATTTAATGAAGTATCGTGGTGCTGATGCTACTATGGTATGTAACGCTTACGCGAAGGACCGACCATTCGCGAAAGAAGTGGTAGTAACTGCGTCGGGTAAATCAGTAACTTTTGATATTAACCAAGGATAACGATGATGAATAATGTATTGCAAGTGATAAAAGAATTGAAAGAAAAGACACAGGCAGACCATGTGTTGGTTGGGAGCCACGAGGGGGATGACTTTGTCGTAGCCATGCAGAAAGGCAATTTTGAACAGCACAGTATTATGCCACTGGATACCCAGAACACCGTTGATAGTATCGCGGATTCTTTCCTTCAGTCTTATGCTGACCAGCAAGAGCTGGAAAGCGATGATGAATAAAAAGTACTTAGTCAAAGGAACCTGTGACATTTTCATGGGGGAAATAAAAATCGGTTCTCAGGCATTTGAATGTGAGATGCGTTCAGTTAGTTCTGGACATGCAGAGACGACAATCGCTCTCGCTTTAGGTCGTGCAGGGGGTCGCAATATAAAATTTGAAATTACAACTTTAATGGAGAACGTCAGTGAGTGAACTAAAATTCTATGACCGCGTCGAAAAGACCTCTGCTCCTGTGCGCATACTGATACTCGGGGCAAGGGGTGCGGGGAAGAACACCTTCCTGCAGCTATTGAAGGAGCTGAACCCACGCTTCGAGGGCGTTCGGTATGAGAATGCACGCAAAGAAGGCAGAGAGGACTACAACGTGTGTGTGGGTGTGCCGGACCAAGACACCCTTGATGAGATTAGAAGTCACAACGTAATCACTCATAAGTTCTGGATTGATTCGGGTGACCGTGTCGAGCAGGAGGAGGGCTACGAGTACGACATCCAGTGTGACCCTCACCGTATGATAATAGTGGACAACAGTGGGACAATAGAGGACTTCAAAGCGTTTGAGGTTAAGTTCTGCTATGAGATGTTAAACATAGTGAAAGAGGATAGGAATGATGGACAACCAACACAGAAAAATTAGTGGCTATAGGGAATTAGGCCAAGAAGAAATTGACTTAATGAATGAAGTTAAAGCACTGGGCGTTGCTCAAGAAGCTGTGCTCAAGAAGGTTGAGGCACACATCGAGGCACAGCGCGAGGGCTTCCATCGGACACTTATTGCCGGTAAAGATGCGGGTACGGGGTTAGCTCGAATGGCTAATGCTACCCCTGAACGCTTTCTGGCTTTGGCTAAGACAGAGTTTCAAACCGGCTTGATGTACGCAACAAGAGCAGTTGCACAGCCTGAATTTTTTTAACTGGAGAGAATGATGTTTAAGAACTACCGAAAGAATGCAGTACAGGCCATGCGACCCTATGTAATGGGTGAAGATATGAGTGAAATTTCAGTAAGCGCCCCTGATAAAGGTTTATCAACCCTTGAAGGTGGTATGGTTGCAGTGAGTGCGTCTAACTCCGACGATAAATGGTACGTAGCGAAGAAGTTTTTTGATGAAAATTACGCGTTAGCTGAACCCTCAACCGCTAAAGAACGACTAGTTTTAGAGCAGTCTGAGCTTAGAAGCAAACTGGATAAGTTAACAGCTTACTTTGGGTCAGGGCACTATGGCTCGTTAAATGCTGTGGCTCAAGAGCTATTGACAAATCAAAGTGATTTCATGCACGAATACCTAGTGATACTAGAGCACCGATTGCATGTCTGGGAAGATTAACTGGAGAGAATGATGTTTAAATTAAGTAAAATAGCACGAGCAGTACAACAGACTCTTTACTATCCGAACGAACCTCGGTAGTATCTAGTCTCTCTCTCTCGTTTGATTGACCCTTGAAAAACCCTCTAGTGCGGACTAACACATGGGGGTTTTTTATTGCCTTAAGACTCCACTTCTATCAAATCAATCACAAGACCATCAACACGGGTGAAGTCACCACCTTCTGCAGTTACGTAGTCACCGAGTTGTGATATGGCGTCGTGGGTGGTTATAGCTGCACACGTCAGCAGCTCATACGTTCTGCCGTTGACGTGGCATGAGCAGTTGTACTCAGTCACAGCTTTGGCTCCCTTAACGCTTTGGTTATACATTTAATCTGTCTTAGTATATTTAATGGGCTAGACTTTTGTTTCATGACTGTATTTTTAAACTCAACATTACAATCATATCCATTAGCTATTTTTATAATGCTTTTACCAAAAGCTATTTTTATAATACTTTCACCAAATAAATGCTTTAATATAATTTCACCTTTAAATTTATACACCATAACGAAACCATTAAAAGTAACAACAGGTATCACTTCACTTTTTATTTCTACTATCCATTCTGGGACATTATCACCCCATTTATAAAATCTAATCATAGCTTTGGCTCCTTCAGTGCTTTGGCTCTTGCCACAAAATCAACGCCAACAACATAAGTCCTTCCATTAATGACCTGTGTTTTGTCTGCCAATAAGTCAAGAATACCTTTGGCCTGCTGCTCTAAGTTGTGGGCTTCTAAGCAATCTGAATAGCATATAGAATTTGCCCTAGTTGTAAAATCGACCCAATCTTGTGAGCAGCTTAAATACCTAATTGATGTCTCTCTTGCATTGCGCTCTTTCTCAAGCTCTGCAATACGTTTATCTTTGGTATCTAGCTTCTTAGCAAAAGCAATGGCTAGATGTGAATC